AAACCAATTTTCCCTTTCGGCCATCAGAGAAACATTAGATAACGAAACTGATTGAAACCTTACTGAGTCTCTCCTAGTCTCGACTTCGTATGCCCCTGACGATAAAGGCGCTGGAGGCAATAGGTCGCTTGCCCATGGTGCCTCACGGCCAAGCATAAAATACAATTGGGTGGTTTTTGCTTGTAGACCACCGTAAAACGTTTTCGCTATTTCGCTGCGAATATTTGACTTTATCATTGATGGCATAGTTAACTCTTATTAAGCTGCTGCGATTGAAACTGTCCACTGAATGATGATAGTATCATCGGCTTCTTTAGTTACAATTGGAAATTGCGTACGGCATAACATAACACCACCTGTAGCACCATTGAATATACCAGCTTCAACTAAAGCACCAGTTCCTTGCCCTGGGTTAAATGTTGCTTCATATGTAATGTTATCAACGTTAACCGCTGCGGTAGTTAAAGGTTGACGACCTAAAGTGGTAGTAGTTCCTAAAGCAGTATTACCTGCGATAGGTGCAGCGGTGCCTTCACCAATTCCCATATGACTCATTTGAGCTGGAAAAAGGTGACCGCTGTTTTCGCCAGTAACACCACCGGCATTAACCATACGCTGAGCAATGTATGCAAGTCCTACATCAACTACAAGGTTTTTATGTAATGAGATTTCTTTAGTCCCATCACTTTTAATTTTGGTAATTCTTAATTTACCACTAGCTTTTAAATTTTCATCAAGTAACATGTTTGGTTTTCCTCTAAGTATTAAACGGGTTTATTGCTGTAAGTCCTACATAGCCAATGCCTGGGATATCGCTGTTCAGCCCATCCTCAACGTATAGCCCTTCGGTTTGGTAATCATAATAGAAACTATATGTATATACGCCGCCGGTATCAGTAACGATAACGTTATCAGTAAAGCCTTTGCTAACTTCAAATAGTAAAGGTAAACCTTCGCTATCAACGTGTGCAATATCTAATATTACTTTTGTTAGGTTATAACTATTTATATTACTAGCATTAGCCTGATCAATGAACGCTTTAGTCATTATGTATTTAGAATCATCAATTTGGTCAAGTAATAAAGTATCATCGAGAATTTTTGTGAAAGTATATTCATAAGAATGCTCTAACGATTCGGCAATATCTTGTAATTGCTTTGTGAATGTTTTCTGATCTATGCCATCCCCTGAAAAGGCTTCATCAAACCGTGGTTTAGTCATTACAAAATGGTCATAATTATCGACTGAAAAGGCCAAGTCATAAAATAAACGGTTGTAAATAAATGCGAGTAACGTATCAATGTCTGAGGTTATTCCAATAGTTTGGCTAATTAGTTGTTCACTAAATACCTTCATTCCTGCGGGGTGAGTCATTTTATAAATCACGTTACGGAACTGATCAAAGGTAACACCTGACTTTATTACGTATGAATAGTCTTGGTAAAAATCGTTATCTTGAATTTTTGAACTATCAGAAGTAAAACCAGTAACGTCATTATAATAACCAGACGACCTAGCAACAAACTCCGAAGTCATTATGTAAATGGCTGGGTCATTGGTTTCGTCCGGATATATTACCGACACAAAAGTTTCTGGATAATCGTAGCCAAGTACACTTAGTCTTTCAGTTGCGATTCCACCGGTTTCGCTTAATGTTATTGGCAGAATTTTTAAACTACCATTAGAATTTGGAGTAGGCTGAGGATAAGCTATTGCTAATAGAGCAGTTTCAATATTAGTTTGTATCCACGTAAATTGTTCTGCTTTAATAGGAAACCCCATTAAACGCCTAACAAGAATTTCAACATCATCTAAAGTTATAGTATTGGTTACAGGATCAGTCACAGATATGTTACCACGAAGTCGACCTCCAACATCCTCGTTAAAGAACGCTTCAAAGGTACCGCCTGTAACACCATCAGCAATTTTTATCATTTCTTCAATGATAACATCCCAATCAATTTTTACATTAGGTGCTGGGTTTGTTTCATCATCAGTTTTTCTTGATACACGTCTAGACCCATCGCTACCATAACTCACATTAGTTAAAATGTTGCCGTACTTTATTGTTCGGTATGTCGCGTAATCACGTATTACATCTTCAATTATTAACCCATCAGTATAACTATTACGAGTTACTACTTCTATTCCATAACGGTCAATTCGGTTACCGTCTTCAAGATACCGTCTTTGAGATACCGCCTCATTAAAATACTTGCCCAACCGGTCAGAAACACCTTGAGAGTATATACCTAAATTGTCTTTTACGGTATTTCTTGGCAATGAATCTAAGCTGTATAATACGCCGCGGGCGAAGCCTTCTCCATCAGAAACTCTGTTAAGAATTATATTAGTAGTCGCGGTTAAACGGCATTCAACATCTTTATGAGTAATTACTGATCCTTCATAGAACGCATTAACACTAAATCTTGAAATGTATATTCTACATTTAGTATCATCAAGTATTTCTATTCGGTTTATTTCAACATCAAAAGTTTGAACTGGTTGCCCAGGAAGCTGTGTAGTAACCGTCGCAAAAACACCAATAAGATCAATTACATCGCCTGAAATAATGTCGCATGTAACAGAATAATCTTGTTGCCAATCGCCTTGAGACGTTTTGAATAGCAAGGTCTTAGGTAACCAATATTCTACTTGCTCGCCAAAAACAATACTAAATAAAGCATTTATTGATTCTAACGAACCCTTGGCGCGGTATATTACGTTTAAGTTTGATAATACTGTTGCGGTGTCTGACTCAACATCAGGGTTAGGAAAATATGATTCGCCTACCTCTTGGTAAATCCTACTTAAGAATAGCTTGCTTGCAGTTTCAAGATCACGTTGGTTAGTATCAAGATTTATAATGTTTGAAGGGTTGTCTTCAAGATTCATATACTCATAATACTTTTTCAATAAGGCAACATAATTTTCTGCAGCCGGAAAGATCGAGTCAGGTATCAGTTCGTTTAATCTAATGTCTTCGCTATATGCCATTGTCGATTAATCCTCGTGTTTACCGAAAGTTTTAAACGCGGCAATACCATTTGAGCCATTTACCGATATGGTATCGAGTCGCATTTCAATGTTAACATCCTCAGTCTTGATGTATATCAACTGGTTATAAATTGGAGCAATGTCATATGAATCTGGTTGAACTTTAAGTGTAATTGGATTTGCTAAGTCAAACTTAACATTCGTAATTACAACTTCGCCCTTTTCAAGATCGATATATCCAACGTTATTATATTGGTTTATCTTATTGCCTGTAACTGCATCATAAAAGAATAGTCTTAAACGTAAAGGGTCATCAGTGATAAATTCATCGCCAACACGCATATTGACACCTTCAACTTGGAAAATGCTTGACTGTATAGTGCCGCCTTCCTCACCAATTTCGGCATAAATTCTACATGGGAATTTAATTGAATAATCTTCAGGCTTTGTTGGATTTGGTAAAAGTATCTTATACAATTTTGTTCGAGTAACTGAACTTATGATTCCTTCGTCTAATGAATCAAGATCACTTAAGAAGTTAGATGCTCTGAAGACGGTATTAAACCTGTTCAATATTTCATTGTTATATCGTGTAACATATGAACGAACCTCTTCTTTAAGATTGGCTACTGATAATTGAGTTTTATTTGGATTATAATTAACGCCAATAAAAAGTTCAATAAACGCGTATTCGCTATCAAGTATCTCTGGAACTATTGCACCGATATTTTTGTTTTTAAGATAAGCAAGAATGTTGCTTTTAAGCGATGATGGTATTTTTTCACCGGCAGGTACAGCTGGAGCAATGAATACCTTTCCGTATATAGGCGGATCAGCTTCTTCGCCTCCCCATACCGAGCAATCAACAAGTTCTTGAAATCTATTTAAAATAAGACTACGGTAATCATTTGCAGTCACAGCGCGATCTTGAGTAGCATGATAAATAGGTGCGTTCCGTCGTATTGATTCGTCGCCTTCCTTTACCCGCCCGCCGAATGTATATAAAAGATCGCCTGAGAATGATGTTGCAACTGAAGCTACTGTCGGATCAATATCAGTAATTTGTGTAGCCGCATTCAAATCATTTACGCCATTCGAGGCTTTACCCACAGTCTCAATATACGTTAATTCTATAACGCTTCCATTAGTCGGTTTTAACGAAATATTATTATCACCGAAGAACACCGAGTATTTACCTAACTGGTTTTCTTTAAGAAAGTACGCCCTTTGTCGTGGCCCGACTGTTGCAATTTCAGTAAATAACGTGTAAGTTTCACCTATAGTTGCAGAAGCGTTCTCGTATACCGTAACTTTAAGAGTAGTTATGTCAGCGTTATCAGAAGTCAGTATAAATTGCTGATTAGGTATTAACCCATCGACGTTATACCTATCAGTCTTTGCCTTGCCCTCAATAACACTAACATCATTATAAGTAAATTGGTTATTAGCGTCTTTAATTGCTACATAAGAGTTGTCGGTAATAAACGTATATTCTTTACTGTTTATCTTCCCGCTAAATTTAAACCCATCAGGAAACACTATTTGCGTAGGTGATGCCGCAGTCCCAGTAACCACTACGTCTAAAGTAGCTTTTGCAGATTCAGCTGACTTAGGTATATAACCTAAAGTATATGCATGTGATACAATATTAGATCTTAATTGAGCGGTTTCAAGAAATGGTTCATTGACCGTCAAATGCGCCATCATTGCATTCATATGAGTGTTATAAGCAAGAAGGTCTACAAGTGAACTAATGCCGGACCCTTCAAAGTCGTAATCGATGAATTCTTCTTGATCCTGCAAAAAGTCTTTAAGTTCTTGACGGATTGACGCAAAGTCTAAATTTGATATATTGGAAACTGTATTAGCCATTTATGAAAATCTCTTAATAAGAAGGGTTATATCTACATCTCTTTGCGAGTTTATAATAATGCCGCTGATAGTGATATTGTAAGTGTTATTATTGTCCGTGCTTAGGTCAATGTCTTTGACTTTAAATCTAGGCTCAAACATGAGTAAGCTGTCATTAATAGCTCGTCTTATTGCTGCTCTTGTTATTATATCATCCGGCTCAAACAAATAGTTATATAAATCGCAACCAAAGGTCGGAGCAAAAGGTCTTTCTCCAGGCCTAGTATTAAGTATGTTTTTAATTGAGTTCTTCACCGCAGCAAGATCTTTAAGCGGAACAATGTCACCTCTTTCAGGATGTGGTTTTAACGTAAGGTCGAAATCACTGTACTCCGCTTTTAAAGCTGATACGATACTCATTTAATACTCCTATCTAATAGTTAATATTTATAAACATTTTCTTATACTACTATTTAATAGTTAGTATTTATTATCATTTGCCAATAAAAACATTATTAGATCCTTGAGCAATAAAGGAACCGCATGTAATTGGATCAGCTATTCGCATTGCATCACGCCCATTGATGAATACCGTTCCTGATCCTTTCTTTGCTGCACCTACATGACAGCTTGTCCCAACACAGTGAACATCATATGAATCGCCTTTTCGTAAAGAACCTTTACCATTAACAAAAACGTTACTGCTTTTTGATGTATTAGCACGTGGGGGCCAGGCTCCGTGGCCAGTGTCTAAATCACCGTCTCTTGCTGCAGGTCTTGCCATAAATTACTCCGGATATTCGCTATTAACTTTATTTACTAAACTATTCATTTCAGTGTTCCAATCCTTTATGACAAACAATGGTAAAACTAATTGAGCTGTTGCGTTATCTTTGCTTTTAACAGTAACAGTAAATTCTTTATAAATGTTAACAGCATCGCCTAATGTATATGATGAAGGAGTACCGCCTGTACTAACACTACCATTACCCTTTTCGTATACGTTGCCAGAATATGTTGGTATAATCGAATCGCTTGGTGTTCCGACAAGATGCAATTTACCAGACCCTTCATCAACAAAATTAATCCCCGGTGGCATTCCGGATGCAGTAGTAACTAATGCGCCTTGGCTGTCAGAGCTACCGACTGCAACAAATGAAACCGTTTTAGATTCATATGGTTTTGTTTCGGCAGCGTTTGCTCTGTTCTCATTAACAAAAGTTCCAAGGCCATCAGTGATAGTTAAAGTGTTTTCAAATTGACCGAACGGGAAGTTTGGCGGTATCGATAAAACACTCATTAGTTAATGTCAACTCTTGTAGCATCAATATCAATATTACCCGATACTTTAGTAGTTTGATTAGAGCTAAACGTTTCAGTGACATCACCGCCTACCTCAGTTGTTAAAGTTTTAGCAAATACATGTTTTACTTCGCCATCAACTTTAACATCCCAGTTACCTTTTATATAAGTAGAACAGTTTGCGTTAATTGTCAATGCAACATTACCTTGTACATTACAGAAATCGTTTCCATATACTATTTCGTAGTTATCTAATTTGATTCTAGTAACAGTTGTACCATCAGGATGTATTTCTTTAAAGGTTCCTGACTTATGATATTCATGCAATCTTTCAGCGCCTTTAGTATCATCTACTTCGTTAACGTGACCAGATAAACTTTCGTTAACAGTATTGAATGGATATACAGGTGCATAAGGAGTAACTGGTTCTGACCAAGTGGCACCAAGCGCATCAGGTACTTCAGTTGTAACCGAATCAGTTTTTAAGGTTGGAATATCAGTTTCTTTATCTCCAGCTCTTGCCAATCTATTTACATCAGGTTCTTCAATGTGAGTTGCTTTAGGATAAGTACCACTTGGATCGTTAAACCCAACAGTTTTGTCTGGCCCAACTAATGATGTGCTTGCAACAGTTCCCATTATAATCGGATCTTGTTTACCTGCACCATCTCTAAAGAAACCAACCACCCACGAGCCGTTTAATAGACCGTGTATAGACTGTCTTAAACCGTTTACACCCGATGATGTAGTTGGTAACATTACTAAAGCCCATGGTAAATTTTCAAGTTTTATCTTTGATAGGTTATTAGTATGAATACCAAAACAGCGAACCCTAACTCGGTTCATCATCATTGGGTCATTTATATCTTCAATCACTCCGGTGAACCATTCCATCAAAATATTCCTCCTCTCATCATTAACTTTCTATCAAAAGAATCTTTCTTAATAGTAACAGTTGCATAATACACACCATTATCATTAAACTTGTGAACAACTTCAGTAATAAGATAATTGCCGCTCAACATTTCATCGTGGTGTACATCAACTATTGTAGGATCGGTAGCTTGCTGCAATGCAATTTCTAAAGTTTTACCAGAAGAAAGACTATCTGACCCAGTTATATCAATAGTATGCGACATTGCATATAAATTACTAAGCAGTGCTCGCTTTTTGTATAAGCTTGTGTCGGTGTGTTGACTAAAATTTTCAAACTTGCCATCATATGCTTTTACGTTTCGGTTTGAAACAAAATAAGCTCCTTCAGTGTCAGCTAAATCTATATGATAATTATCTGAGACAACGTAGTCTTTACTAAACGATGGCATATCATCCTTACTTATATCAAAAAAATACTCAGTATATTCTTTAGTTGATATATCAATCATATGAGTTTTAGACGTAGCACCGCCTTCTTTAAAGGTTTTAAAGGCTGATAGACCAAAATCGGATTGTATGCTTTTTATTTTGTATGCTATCGACGCATTAAAATCGCTATCTTGGCCAGATTCAGCACCGTCATTTAAACTGTACTTTCCTATAATATCCGAACTAATCATGTTTTCAAAACTATTAATCACTTGTCCATTCCAAATGGTTTCATAAAAGAAAAACATACCATTATTAGTAGTCTGTGCTTTTGAAATCAAATATGCAAATGCATCTCGATAAGTAAGGTTTGGAATGATTCCACCAAAGTTGCCTTCATCC